CAATGTAGTAATGTGTCCAGGTATGCCAGCTAACAAAGCTGTAATAGCTGAGAAGTCTAACCTATTCTTTGGAACGTCTATTATAGACGAAGCTAACGGGTCAGTAGTTAAACTTTTAGATATGTCAGATTTAGACGGGTCGCAGAATTGTAGAGTAATCGTAAGATTCTTTGCTGGAGCGCAAGTCGGAGTACCACAAGATGCGTTAGTAGCAACTTTAGGATAGTAAATTAAATTAACCAAACTAAGACGCCAGGTTTAATCGCCTGGTGGTCAAAGTTTATAAAACATATAAAGAATGGCTTGTTTAGCATTGAGTACGGGTAGAGCCTTAGCTTGTAAAAATGTAATGGGCGGTATCAAAGCCGTTTATTTCGCAGATTACGGAACGCTAGGAGACTTATCCATAACAGACGGTGAGATTACCGCTTTTGGCGGTACACCAGCATTTTTTGAATATGACGTTAAAGGTAGCTCTGGTTTAGAGCAAACCATTAATTCGTCTAGAGAAAATGGAACAGTATTCTATGAGCAGACGTTAACTTTAGTATTAACAAAATTAGATTTAGCTACACAAAACGAGCTAATCAATATAATTGATGCTAGACCATACGCTGTAATAGAAGACTATAATAATAATTACCTATTAATTGGAGCCGAAAACGGAGCTGATTGTAATGGTGGGTCAATTACCACTGGCGTTGCCGCTGGGGACCTAACAGGATTTACAATTACGATGGCTGGTCAGGAAAAACTTCCAGCATATTTTGTGCAAGCTTCAGTATTACAAGGAGCGGTTTCTGCATCATTTGCAGCACCAACACAAATAACACCGTAATAATAAATTTTATTTTTACTTAAATTAAGCTACTTTTACGAGTGGCTTTTTTTATTAGCAAATTTATTTTTATTGCGTTATATATATATGCAAGTGTTAAAACCTACTACAGACCCTCAAACCTTTTATATTATTCCTAGAATATATAATACTGGTTTAACGTTTAGCCTTAGAGACGACTCGACAAATACGAGTACGGCTTATACGCCGACTGTAGTAAAAGAAAACGACTATTTAAAGATTACTGGCGTATTTACGTTGGTAGAAGGTCATTTTTACGACATAATAGCACATAACGATTATAATAAATGGAATACTAATAATGACTATTGGAATTTTAGCCCAGATAATTGGGAAAGTTTAACAAAAAAAACATTTAAAGTAACTTTAGATAGAATATTTTGTACTAACCAAACGATAGAACAGCTAAACAACCAGGGTTATAATGTAAACAAAGGCGTTTACAAAACAGAAGATTCATTTAATAACGATTATATAGTAATATGAGCAGAGGTAAGAAAAAAGAATACAAAAAAAATATACGAATGCTGAATCTAAGCCAGTATTCTCAGCCCTTAATAATAGAGCAAAAGAATAGAAGTTGGATAGGTTACGGAGCAGACAATTTATATTTTGATTATTTAATCAATTCTTATCAATCTAGCCCTACAGCGGTCGCTTGTATTACAGGTATTAGTCAAATGATATATGGTAGAGGTTTAGACGCTACAAATTCTAGTAAAAAGCCTGACGAATACGCTCAAATGAAGAGTTTGTTTACTGATAAGTGTACCAGGAAACTAGCTACAGATTTAAAGCTTTTTGGTATGGCATCTTTTCAAGTTGTTTATTCTAAAGATAGAACTAGAATAGCTGAAGTGGACCATTTCCCTGTAGAATGTCTAAGAGCTGAAAAGGCTAATTACGAAGGAGAAATTGAAGCGTATTACTATATGGCAGACTGGGCAGACATAAAGCCTGGTGAAGAGCCTAAAAGAATACCAGCTTTTGGATTTAGTAGCGAAGAGATAGAAATATATTATATAAAACCTTATAGACCAGGCTATTTTTACTATAGTCCAGTCGACTATGTCGGAGCTTTAGATTACCAAAATTTAGAAGCCGAAATTGGAACGTTTCACATAAACAACGTTAGAAATGGAATGACGCCAGGATTACTTATGAATTTTAACTCAGGTATTCCAGACGAAGACTTACAAAACGACATAGAGCGTAAAATACTAAACAAATATACAGGCACTACAAATGCGGGTAAAATAATTATTGCATTTAATGACGATAAGGACCAAGCCGCTACAATAGACGCTGTACAATTAAGTGACGCTCATAATCAATATCAATTTTTAAGTGAAGAGTCTCAGTCTAAAATTCTAGTAGGCCATAGGGTGACAAGTCCTTTATTATTTGGAATTAAAAACACTAGCTCAGGCTTTGGGTCCAATGCAGACGAATTATCTACTAGCTCAACGCTTTTTGATAATACTGTTATTAGACCATTTCAAGACCTTTTATTAACGGCCTTTGACGAAATACTAGCGTTCAACGATATTAGTTTAAACTTATACTTTAAGAGCTTACAACCTTTAGCTTTTGTAGACTTAGAAAATGCTATGTCTGGCGAAGAGGTAGAAGAGCAGACAGGAATAAAAGAAGACGAGCGTAAAGAGTTTAAAATGATTGATGGTTACGATGCTTACAAAACGATAGAAGAGGCTGAGGCAAAAGCTAACGAGTTGGGTTGTATGGGCTATCACGAACATTTAGAGCCAGACGGTACTATGTGGTATATGCCTTGTCAATTACATACAGACTTAAAAAAGCCTTGTTGGGACGGTTACGAACAAATAGGTACTAAAATAAAAGACGGCAAAGAAGTGCCTAACTGTGTACCGCTAAAAGACCAAAGACCCTATCTAACAGACGATTTAAAGGACGCAATACTAAAAGAGTACGCATCACTAGGCGAAGACGAAGAAACTATCTTAGAAGACTTTGAATTGATTGATAGCAGACCAGCTAATGATTATGATAAAGCAATTAACGAGAGTTTAAACTTAGCGACTCAATTAGCGTTTGTGCCAAAGAGTACGCCAAATAAAAAGTCTGAGCAAGATACTAGTATTATAAAAGTACGTTACAGATACTACGGTAGTAACAACCCTGAAAGAGAATTTTGTAGAGATATGTGGGCCGCTCAAAAAGTGTACCGAATGGAAGACTTAGACAAAGAGAGTAGCGCAAATTCAGAGCTAGCACCTTCAGGTCAAAGCACTTACAATTTGTGGTTATATAAAGGCGGTGTTAACTGCCAACATTATTGGGAACGTAGAACGTACTTAAGAAAAAACAACGAGAGAATTACGGTAGCGGAAGCCAGACGTAAAATACAAGCCTTAGACCCTAGTTTAAGAGATGAGGCTAAAATAGAAACTAATGTCCCAGAGGTTGCACAAGTTGCAGCTCCAAAAAACAATTGGTGGTCATTACAACCTGGATATAGAAGTTAAGATATGGCAACAGCGTTATTTATAAATAGAACAGACTTAGTAAGAAATACTATAATAAACGGTGACGTAGATACTGATAAGTTTATACAATTTATTCGTATAAGTCAACAGATGCACATTCAAAATTATTTAGGAACCGCATTATACGACCAAATATCAGCCGCTATAACAGCTAATACGTTAACAACGGACCAGACAACTTTGTTAAATGACTACATACAGCCTATGTTAATTCATTTTTCGATGGTGGACTATTTACCGTTTAGCTCAGTAGAGCTTAGAAATGGTGGTCTATTTAAGCATACCGCAGAAAACGGGACAAGTCCTACAACTAACGAAGTAGACTTTTTAGTACAAAAACATAGAAACTTTGCAGAGTTTTATACTAGACGATTTATTGATTATATGTCGTTTAATGCTGCTAGCAAGTTTCCAAAATATTGGGAAAATCAAAATAATCAAATGTACCCAGATATGAGTGCTACATTTACAGGCTGGGTTTTATAATATGGATAAAAAAGAATATACTATTAAATTAAAAAACGTTAGTAAATTATTAAAATATGTTTACACTAAGGACGTAAAATATAAAGAAAATAAAAAGAATAAATAATGGCAAATTTAACCAATACACTAATAAGCACAACTTACCTGTCTCTATTAAAGACAAGTGACAATGCTATTTTGTCGGCTACGCCTGTTTTATTAACTGATGGTGGTGGCAATAGCTCAGGCCTTACAATTAATAATGCTGGTGACTTAGACGCTGCGGGAACTATTACGTTTAATACTGCGATAAAAGACGGTACAAACTTAGTGAACGTTACAAAATTTGTAGACGAAGCTGATGGTTTATCTAGTAACAACAACGATACTAGCATACCTACAAGCGCATCTGTAATAGATTACGTTTCAAATCCTAGTGAATTGGTTAGTTTAAATTTTAATAACGATTCGGCCGCTGCAACTGGCGGAGTTGCTGTTGGGGGTTTATACCATCACAACGGCGATGTAAAAATTAGATTAAGTTAATGTCTATGCAAGATATGAAAATATACGCCTTGAATACTAGTAGCTTAGCTATCAGTTTCACAGATATAGATACAATTTTAAAAGTAGTACTGTTATTGGTAAGTATTGGATATACAGTTAATAAATGGTATTTAATGAATAAAAAAAATAAATAATGAGTCCAGCGGAAATATACTATAAAACTTGGTGGGGAATAGGAGCTTGTAATAATATCGGTTGGGGAATCGTATATAAGCCTTATGTCGATTGTACGCCTACTCTTCAATTTGAGATTATAGCAGAAAACGGGGACTTCTTATTAACTGAAAGCAATAACGAATTTATAATAACAGAATTTCAATAAAAATAAAAAACAATGGCAAATAAAAAGTTTAGCGAATTTGAACTAAAAACAACTACTAGTAATGTCAGTCATATAGTAGGATATAACGGAGCTGAGAACGTTAGAATAACTCCAGCAAATTTTATTAGTGGAACTGGTGGTCCATATCTACCGCTAGCTGGTGGTATAATGACTGGCGATACTAAACACAATGACAATACAAAATCTATTTGGGGAAGGACAGGAAATGATTTAGAAATATTTCACGATGGTAGTAATAGTTATATTAAAGATGTAGGAACAGGAGATTTAAGAATAT